CATACGCTCAACTTGTAGCTGCGGTAACTGATTACACGCAGAACACGTTTGACACGACCTCGATCAATGTAATGATCCAGCAGGCGGAGCAACGCATCTATAACACGGTGCAGATTGCCAACTTGCGGAAGAACGTGACGGGCGTATTAACAAGCGGCAATAAGTACTTGGCTTGTCCAAATGATTTTTTATCAACGTACAGTCTTGCTGTCTATCCGTATAACGCTACAACGGCTACGGGAACGTCTGGTGCAATTACCATTGTTGTTGCAAGTACAACTGGAATCGCAGTAGGTCAACAGGTCACTGGGACTAACATTGGTACAAACGCATTGGTTAGAAGCATTGCCAGCACAACAATTACTTTGACGGTAGCTAACAGCGGTACGGTAAACGGCGCGGTGGTGTTCCAAGGTGACTATCTGTACTTGTTAAACAAAGATGTTAATTTCATACGTGAAGCGTATCCATTCAGTTCGGTGGTATCTGAGCCTAAACACTACGCCATCTTTGGCCCTCAGTCAGCCAATGTGAACGAGTTGTCGTTCATTCTTGGCCCTACGCCAGATGCTAACTACTACGCTGAGTTGCATTATTATTATTATCCAGAATCTATTGTGGTTACAGGCACTACATGGTTGGGTGATAACTTTGAATCTGCATTGCTGTACGGCACTCTGTGTGAGGCAGGAACATACATGAAAAGCGCACCGGAGGACGGTATGTACAAAACGTACCAAGAGCGGTACGTCCAGGCTATTGCACTTCTCAAGAACTTGGGTGATGGTAAACAACGTGCTGATGCTTATCGTGATGGTCAATACAGGGTTGCAGTCACATGAGTATTCTTCAAACCCAGACGACCAGCTTTAAGACAGAGCTATACACAGCCGTCCACAACCTATCTACGGATACGTTAAAGATTGCTCTGTACACGGCCAGTGCTGATTTAAACGAAACTACCACTGTATACAGTGCAACCAATGAAGTCACTGGGACTGGTTACGTTGCAGGCGGCGTGGCCTTGACTGGCGTAACTATTAGCTCCTCTGGGTATACGGCTTTTGTAGACTTTGCCGATGTGGTGTTTAACGCATCCGTGACGGCGCGTTGTGCTTTGATCTACAACGTTACTCAGGGTAATAAATCCATTGCTGTGTTGGACTTTGGGTCTGACAAAACATCTGCCAATTTCACCATTACAATGCCTGCTAATTCAGCAACGGCAGCATTGATTCGTTCTTCTAACTAAGGAGTCACCATGACTATCGACAAAATTACCGCTACCGATAAAGTGGAAGCGATCACCAAATACAATGCAATGCCTGAAGACACAATGTCTATTCACGGTACTTATCATGCTGTTTGCTACAGCCAAGATGGTTTTATCAAGTGGGAAGATGACATCCAAAACTTGGTCACTACAGTGGGTAAGAACTTTACGCTAGACACAACTTTAGGTAACGTAGCTGGCGGTGCAGTTGTGATGGGTCTTAAAGGCACAGGAACGGCAGTTGTAGCTGATACGCAAGCCTCTCACGCAAGCTGGTTAGAAGTGGGTGGTACTAACGCTCCTGCATATTCAGGCAATCGTCCTACACCATCATTCAGCGCGGCTTCTGCTGGTAGTAAGGCAACGTCTTCTGCGGTGTCATTCTCTATTACCAGCACCGGAAACGTCTTTGGATGTTTTATTAACATTGGCGGTAGCGCAACTAAAGATTCAACCACTGGCACATTGTTCTCCGCTGGTGATTTTTCTAGTTCTAAATCTGTGATTAACGGCGACACAATTGCTGTTACTTACACTGCTACATTGACTTAAAAATGGCTGGAGCCGCTTGGGGTGATAATGCTTGGGGCGACTTAGGTTGGGGTGGAGTTACCACCTATCAAGAAAGCGTTACTGAGTATTTGACCCCAGCTACGGCTTGGGGGGATAGCACTTGGGGAGCTGATCCTTGGGGCGGCACAATCCCCATGTTTGATACTTTGACGGTTGCGTTTACTGCGAATGTTTCAGTCACAGAGACTGCGGCTATAACAGATGCCCCGTCAGCTATTACGGCATTTACTGAGTCAGTCAATGAAACTGCGGTTATATCTGAAACCAATGCGGCTACAACGGCTTATGGAGAGTCAGTCACGGAAACGGCGGTAACGTCCACAACAGAGTCAGTTGCGGCGACTTTCTCCGCATCTGTTACAGAGACAGCGGTAACAAGTACAACTGAAGAAGTAGCGGCAACATTTGCCGTATCCAGAACTGAAGTGGCGGTGACATCTACAGCCGAAGTTGTAGCGGCTACGTTTGCCGGAGATGTTACGGAAACTGCGGCTCTAACAGACGCTAACACAGCCATTACGTCATACAACGAATCAGTTGCAGATACCGTAGTTACAAACACAACCGAATCAGCTACCGCTATTTTTTCTGAATCAGTTACAGAAACTGCTGGTATTGCCACAGTTGAAGAGGCTGTAGCCACGTTCCTTGAAAATGTTACTGATTCCATTGCCATTTCAGAGCAACAGTTGTTTGTCTGGCTGGCTGACATTATTGAAACGATGGCTACGTCTGACGCTACAACAGTCGGTACGTTTTACACAGAATTTATTGCAGAGCTTGCGGCTATCACGGATAATCCACAAGCAATTACTACCTACAATGAAAGCGTGTCTGACACGGCGGTCATTACAGAGACAAATAATGGACGATTCTTGTGGGAAATTATTGATGACACACAAGGCGTTACATGGCAAAATATCAGCAATCCACAAACACCGGGCTGGACTGATGTGAATAATACTGAAGTTCCCGGTTGGACAGTAATTTCTACTTAGTAGGAGCAATAGATGGCAAATACATCCCTGATCGGCTTAAATCTTCCAGTTACGGGCACACTGTCCGGGCAATGGGGCGACACAGTTAACAACGCCATTTCGCAGATTATTGACGTTGCGGTGGCGGGTACTCAGACAGTTACCACTGATGCTGACGTTGATCTGACCCTTACAACGGGTACGTATGCAAGCACTGGCCTGACGGCTAATAGCTCTCAGTACGCAGTTCTCCTATGCACAGGCGCACGTACAGCGGCTCGTAACATCAATACCCCCAAGCAGTCTAAAACCTACGTTGTCATCAATGATACCTCTGGTGGCTTTGCAATTACGGTTCGCGGTGGCCCTACATCTCCTACAACGGGTGTATCTGTGGCGGCTGGTACACGGGCAATCATTGCTTGGAACGGTTCTGACTTTGTTAATGTGGGCGGTGGCTCTGCGGCAGGCTCTAACACGCAGGTTCAGTTCAACAGTTCTGGTGCTTTTGGTGCTTCATCTAACCTGACATGGAACGGCACAACGCTGACATCCACAGGCTTTGGTGGCCCTATTAACGGTACTGTAGGCGCAACCACTCCAGCGGCTGGTGCGTTTACAACTCTATCGGCTACGACTGCAATCCCGGTTACATCTGGCGGTACAGGTATAGCCACTACAACTGCGTACAGCGTTGTATTTACAGGCACTACAGCTACTGGCGCATTTCAAGCGACGGCTGGCCCCGGTACAGCAGGGTATCTGCTTACAAGTAATGGTGCAGGAGCGTTACCAACGTTCCAAGCCGCTCCAGCAACAGGCGCTTCTCGCGGGCAAGCAGTTGCAATGGCTCTCGTTTTTGGTCTATAAGGAAACATCATGGCAAATCCAAATATTGCTGGCAGTTCAACCACAATTTACGGTGTAACAACCTATTTAACACCATCTGCGGTTACAGCAGTGGTGCTTCTTCCTAACGCTGCTTCTAGCGGTACAGTGATGAAGATTAACCAAATTGTGGCGGCTAATGTAAACGGCTCTGCGGCGGTGAATACCACGGTGTCTATCTACACCAACGGTGCGGTAGCTCAAGGCAATGCTCCTAGCGGCGGTACAGCTTACCCAATCATCTCAGTAGCTTCTGTCCCGCAAAATGCCTCTTTGATTGTTGTAGACAAAACATCAGCTTTGTATCTGATGGAAGGCTCATCAATCACTGTTACATCTGGCACGGCCAGCGGCATTACTTACACTATCAGCTACGAACTGATTGCTTAATTAGGAGCATCCAATGTCGATGCGTTTTCAAGGTGGTTCTTTAAGTACTACTGCTCCTAGAGATCAGCAGACTGTGTCCATCCTTATCGTCGCTGGCGGCGGTGGAGGAGGAGATAGTAACGGTACTTCTGGTAATGGCGGAGGTGGCGGCGGTGCAGGCGGAGTAATTTACTTTCCCGCCCAAGTTATTGCTATTGGTACATCTGCAACTGTTACTGTTGGTGCAGGCGGTTCTGGAACTTCTGGCGCTGTAACTAGTGGAAGTAATTCCGTGTTTGGCTCTACTACTGCAACTGGTGGTGGTTGCGGAGGCAATTCATCTGGCGCAGGTTCAGCCGCATCTGGTGGCTCTGGTGGCGGGACGCTTGGAAATAACAACACACAAACTAACGGTGTGGTTGGTCAGGGCAACCCCGGAAATGCTAATTACGCCACCAACATAGGTGACTATACAGGTGGTGGTGGCGGCGGCGCTGGAGGAGCAGGATTTCCAGCTACTAAAACTGGCGAATACGGCGGTTTTAATTTTGGTGGTAATGGTGGCCTCGGTCGCTTTGTCAACGGTTCTTGGTATGGCGGCGGAGGCGGAGGCGGTGTTGCATACGGTGGTCAAGGCATAGGTGGTCAAGGTGGCATAGGTGGCGGTGGAAGCGGCGCTGGCTATGTGTCTGGCAGTCTCACTAATGGAAACGCTGGTGGTGCAAATACTGGTGGGGGCGGAAGCGCTGGCACTGCGAATGTTGGAACCGCAAGCGGCGGTAACGGTGGCTCTGGAATTGTTGTAATTTCCATGATGGCTTCAATGCCCCCATTATCTTCTATTGGTGGCGGACTTACATACTCACTTGTATCGGCTGGCGGAACACGCACATACACCTTTACCGCTGGTACTGGAACAATTGTCTTTTAAGGAATAAATATGGCGCACTACGCAGAATTAGACGAAAACAATGTTGTGATCCGTGTGATCCCCGGCGTGGACGAGAGCATGAACGGTGAAGCTATTTACCAAGCGGAAACAGGTCGCGTTTGGAAACGTACTTCGTACAACACAATGAACGGCGTACATACGCAAGGTGGCACACCGTTTCGTAAAAACTATGCTGGAGTTGGTCATACATACGATGCCCAACGTGATGCTTTTATTCCTCCTAAACCATACCCATCATGGGTATTAAATGAAGACACTTGCGTGTGGAATCCACCTGTTGCTCAACCTACTGATGCCGTGTATGAGTGGAATGAAGCAACTGTTAGCTGGAGAAGGATCAGTGTATGACCCAATCTTCAGGAATTTGGACAACTCGTCAGATTAGCAG